AATCCCGACACCCGAAGAACAGGGCGACATCGAGCGTCAAATCAAGCGTAAGTTTTCGGGAACCGACAACGCTGGAAGGTTCGTTGTAACCTTCAACGACGATGCAGCCAAGGCTCCGACGCTGGAACCGCTCACTCCGAGCGACATGGATAAGCAGTTCGAGATACTGAACAAGGCTATCCAACAAGAGATATTTATTGCCCATCGTGTAACCAACCCCATGCTATTCGGGGTAAAGACCGAAGGCCAATTGGGTGGACGCAACGAATTGGTCGAAGCTTACGAGTTGTTTAAGGCAACATATGTGAACGACCGGGTGCGCAAAGTGGAGCGGATGATTAATTACCTCGGCTCCTTCAATGGCGTGGAAGGGATGGAACTGATACCTGTGGAACCCATCACGGAGCGACTAAGCGAGCAAGCCCTCTTGCAGATTATGACCCAAGACGAACTTCGGGAGAAAGCAGGTCTGCAACCGCTTGAGAAACCTGCCGACGTAGTTGGACCTAACCCCCAACCCGACGAGCAACCCCAAGCCGTGGAAGCATTGCAGTCCAACGACAACATCAAGAAGTTGTCAGGCCGTGAGTATCAAAACCTGATGCGTATTGTCAGGCAGTACATGCAAGAGAAAATCACCCTTGAAATGGCTCGGACAATGCTATCAGCAGGGTTCGGTCTATCAGCCCAAGAGATTGACACGATGCTCGGAGTGCAGGCCCAAGAGTTCAGCGAACCGACTTGGGGTCAAGATGAAGACGAGGACTACGGATGGGGCGACGAAGAGTTCAAGGTCTTGGAAGTGGTTGCAAGCAAGTTCGGATGCCATGCCGACGATTACCACGTCATGCACTCCAAGCCGATGCGTTTTGATACAAACATCGACGAAAATATCCGATTGGCCTTTGCTGAACTGGGCGAAGAAGAGAAAGAACTGGACCTGAAGATTGAGGCGTATCGCAAGAAGAACCGGGACGCATCGGTTGAAGAAATGGCCAAGGAGTTCGGGGTCAGCAAGGCCAAGGTCGCCAAGCGAGTCGCTTACCAAATCACCAAGGACCGCTACCCAATCAGCCGGGCCGTGGACAAGATAGCCGAGCAGAACCTACCCAAGGGCGTGAAGGAAGTTGCCGAGCCTGTACTGGAGGTCCGCTACAAATACGCTTGGGCCACAGGGTTCAGCAACAAGGACAAAGGCTCCAGCCGTGAGTTCTGCAAGGTCATGCTTGACTTGGCCGGTCAGGGCAAGGTTTACACAAGGGAGGACATCGACGGGATTTCTGCGATTATGGGCTACTCCGTTTGGAACAGGAGAGGCGGTTGGTATCACACACCGAGCGGAGTAAATCGCCCCCAATGTCGCCATGTATGGGAGCAGCAGTTGGTCATCCGTAAAGGCAATAAAATCAGCAAGGCATGAAGGCACTCTTTATAAGCGAAGAAACGCTGCTCGACAACTCGATAATCAACGAGAACGTATCCTACACGCAAATCCGTCCAACGGTCATCAAGGTCCAAGAGATGCGGATTCAGCCCATCGTTGGCTCTCCGTTGTATGGTGAATTGGTTACGCAGGTCGTCAGCGGTTCAACGTCTGCGCTCAACCAAACGCTCTTGGAGGATTACATCCAGCCTGCGATGATTCAATGGCTTTACTACGAGTTGCCGATGGTCTTGGCGTTCAAGTACATGAACAAGGGGATGGTCCGTAGAACCAGCGAGGAATCCTCGCAAATGAGCATGGAAGAAATCACCCGGCTGACCGATAAGGTCAAGAACGATGCCGAGTGGTATTCCGAGCGGATTACTCGCTACCTGATGGAGAACCGAAACTCCTATCCGCTTTGGAACTCGCCTCCTTCTGCTTTGGATACCATTTACCCGAACGCCACCAACTACCGAACCGGGATGGTCTTGGACCGCAACCGAAGGATGGGAATCAGCAACCTTGACTACCCCTACCCCTACGGTCAATTTGGGGCGTGTAATGACTGCTAAGCATGGGAGCGCATAAAAAAAACATACTGAAACTTCAGACTTATGTCATGGATAAAAATCAAGCAGGCTCTCTTGGACCTTGCAAATGCTCATCCTCAAGTAAACTCCTTCGGGACGGGCGACCCGCTTGCAATCGGCACGGACAACACGATAAACCTTCGAACCCCAAGCCGTGAACGCATCGTTTATCCACTCGTTTTTGCGGACGTGCAGTCTGCAAATACTGACGCTGGTACTTTGGACTTGGTGGTTGGGGTTTACTTTTCTGACCGTGTTGAATCCATCAAACCGATGGGCGGAGTGGTTTCGGGGAGTCCTACGTTGGGTTGGCAGGACAACGAGGATGAGGTCCTAAGCGACCAACTACAAATCGCTCAGGACTTCATTTCAAGCCTTACAAACGACCCGAACGAGGACTGGACCCTCTCATCCAGCGTGAGCCTTACGAGGTTCGTGGAGAGCAGGGATGACCGCACCGCAGGGTGGCAGGCGACGATGACCTTTGAAATCCCCTATGGTCATTCAGTTTGTGAAATTCCGACCTAATCTACATTTATACTAAAAGCAAATTATGCCTACACCTATTCTGCAACAAATGCTCGGACAGGGCGGTACGATGGAGTTTATCAACGGAACCGTTACCGGGAAGAACTACGACTTCTTGGTAGTCAACACCGCAGCCACATTCACAACTTTAACCGGAACTGGAAGTGAAAACCTGCTAACCGCTTACAACTTTTCGGGGGCTTCTATTTCCGCTGGCATCGTTATCAGCGGTCGCAACGGAGGCAAGATTACGGCCGTTACTCCAAGCGTCGGTTCGGTTATCGGTTTCACATTCCTGTAAGCAATGTTCATCGGCTACGGCTACGGCTATCCAACAAACCAACTGCTTGGCGGTGGCAATCCGTTTTGGCTTGCCTTCAACCAACGGGCAGACGCTGACGGGGCTTTGCCTGCCGAGGCAGCGGTCAATGGATGCCTGCAAACCCGATTCCTTAACTCCTTCCAATCATACGCTTTCTTCGTCTTTTATTCTAACTCTTGGCTGCCGTTCATGCAACGGGCGAACACCGACACGGCTGACGCTGCGGAGGTTCGCTTCATCAACTGCCTCGAAGTCCGAATGTATAATCTTTTAAACGCATAGCAGATGCCTGCAAGCCCATCACTCCTTATCGTCCCTGCCCGCTTCAAGACGGGGAAACTCTACACCCAAATCGCTACGACTTCGGCTGGGGTTGTTCTCGGTTCATCGGGGGACTTCAATGTTACCCGTGCAACGACTGCGACCCGATTCAATTCGGCTGGCTTGATTGAGTCCGTGGCTTCGGGTGTGCCTCGCTTGGACTACTTTACCAGCGGTGGAACGGCTGGCTGCCCTGCGTTGTTGGTGGAGCCGAGTGCGCAGAACTCCGCTTTGCAGAGTCAGGACTTTACGACAACTTGGGCGGCTACAAACATAGCCGTTAGTGGTAACACGACAGGAACCACCGACCCTTTTGGCACAAATCTTGCGGACTTATTCACCGCAACTGCAAGCGGTTCAGCGAGAGTCGTTCAGACCTTTGGTTTTGTTAGCGGTACAACCTACACCTATTCTTGTTTTGCAAAAGCGGGCAATGGATTCTTCGGAATGACGATGGAGAACGGAGGCGTTGCAAGTGGCGTTGCGGTTATTTGGAATGTTTCAACTGGGGCATTTTCAGTAAGCGGAAGCGTTGGAAGCGGTTATACCTTGCAAGCACACAATATAGAAAATTACGGCAATGGATGGTATCGTTGTTCCATGCGTGTTTTGCTTGGTTCAACGGTTACAGGCAACATACGGGTAAATACGAGCAACGGAACAATGAGTAGTGTTGTTGTTCAATCGGACAATGGGAATAGCGTTAATGTGTTTGGCGCACAGGTAGAAACTGGCTCCGTAGCCACCTCCTACATCCCCACAACTGCCGCAGCGGTAACCCGCAACGCAGACGTGGTAACCCTATCAGGCGCAGTAAGCGGTTGCATCGGGCAGACCGAGGGGACGATTTATGCGGAGGTGGATATTCGCAACATGGCCAAAGAAACATACCTCATTCGCATAGACGAAGGGGCAACATCAAACGTTCTCTCTTTGCGAACATTGACAAGCAATGTTGTACGAACCGCAATTACCGCACCAACGTTTTCGGGAACGCTTAACATTTCAAGCGCAACATTTACGGCTGGTATTTTAAAAATAGCCTTTGCGTACAAGAGTGGAGAAATCGCCCTTTGTGTCAATGGTGCAAACCTAACCGCAAATGGCACGTTTACTTTTGGGGCGTCTTTGAATAGAATAACCCTTGGTAGTAATGTGTCTGCAAGCAGCGAATTCAACGACCGCATCCGTGCTGCTGCCCTCTACACCACAAGGCTCACGAACGCTGAACTCCAGTCGCTAACCACATTGTAATGGCTACCTTCCGCAAATATATCTTTCCCAAGCAGAGCGACGCTGACAAGGTGCTGGCTCTCTGCACAGGCACGACCGCTCCCGTTGACCTCGGAGTCTTGGATGGCTTTATCTGCTATGACATCCTTTGGGAGGGCGACGCTCCCGAAGATGCCACCAAGTACGAAACGTGGCCCGAACCCTGCGGAGTTCACTCCTTCGCAGGATGGGATGAGCAGTACACGGAGGACTACAACCAACACAAATCACTATGAGATTATTCCGCAAACGCAACCCCGAAACACCTAAACTACCCCTTATGAAATCAGCCGTCATCGCCCTCCTTCGCCACCTCTTGACCTTCATCGGTGGAACCCTCGTCGCCAAAGGCATCATCGATGCAGCCACCCTTACCGAAATTATCGGTTCGATATTGACCTTGCTTTCAGTTGGTTGGATGGCTTTGGATAAATCAAAAGCACAGCCGAAGCCGTGAACCTGATAGAAACCACCATCGTCGGGAGCATTGCTGCAATCGTCGGTGGAGCGGTCGCTTGGTTTACAAAGGGCCGTGTAGAATCGGACTCCCTGCAAGTCAGGCAAGCCCAAGCGGTCCTCGCTATGTGGCAGGCTACCAGCGAGTCCCAAAACAAGGAATTAACACAACTTCGTAACGAGGTCGTAAGTTTGCGTCAACGACTTG